CGTTAATGGAGAAGAAATCGAAGTTGGAGTCATTGAACACTGGAACAACGAGGTAGATGGTTTAAAAGGTGATCAAGACGCTTTAAATGAATTCTACAGACAGTTTCCACGTACAGAAGAACACGCTTTTAGAGATGAAACAAAAAATAGTATATTTAATTTAGTAAAAATATACGAGCAAATTGATTATAATGAAGATTTACGTAATAGTAGCATAGTGACTACTGGTAACTTTCAATGGCAAAACGGTATTAAAGATTCTAAAGTTATTTTTATACCAAGTCAACAAGGAAGATTCAAAGTTACTTGGGTTCCTAATTCAAACCTACAGAATAATCAAATAAATAAAAACGGATTAAAATACCCTGGTAACGAACACATCGGCGCGTTTGGATGTGATAGTTACGATATATCTGGAACAACAGATGGTAAAGGATCTAAAGGTTCTTTACATGGATTAACTAAGTTTAGTATGGAAAATGCTCCACCTAATAGCTTCTTTTTAGAATACTTAGCTAGACCACAAACAGCTGAGATATTCTTTGAGGACGTTCTAATGGCATTAGTATTTTATGGTATGCCTATACTCGCAGAGAATAATAAACCTCGTTTATTGTATTACTTAAGAAGACGCGGTTACAGAGGATATTCAATGAATAGACCAGATAAAGTTTGGAACAAACTATCTGTAGCAGAAAAAGAAGTAGGTGGAATACCTAACTCAAGTGAAGATATTAAACAAGCTCATGCTGCTGCGATTGAAATGTACATACAAGGTCAAGTTGGTCATAAGGGTGAGGGGATATATGGTGATATGTATTTTACTGAAACACTACAAGACTGGGCTAAGTTTGATATAAACAAAAGAACAGCATTTGATGCCGCTATTAGTAGTGGCTTAGCAATTATGGGTTGTAATAGACATCTATACAGTCCAAACGCTACAATAGAAAAACAAAAATTAAACATAAGCATAGCAAAATACAAACAGAGAGGTATGCATTCAAAATTAATACAATAATAATATGGCTAATTCATTTTCAAAAGGTTATTTTCCTAGTCAAGTAGCAAGTGACAAAGAGAAAGCTTCTTTAGACTACGGTTTAAAGGTTGCTAAAGCAATCGAGGACGAGTGGTTTAAACGTGATAACAGTGGTTATAGGTTTTCTAGTCATCAAAACAGCTTTCATAAACTTAGGTTGTATGCAAGAGGAGAACAGTCTATACAAAAGTATAAAAATGAATTATCAATAAATGGTGACTTATCTTACTTGAATTTAGATTGGACACCTGTTCCTATTATACCTAAATTTGTTGATATCGTAGTTAATGGTATTGCTGAAAGAACATATGATGTTAAAGCTTTCTCTCAAGACCCTTACGGTGTAAGTAAGAGAACAAAGTACATGGAAGGTATAATAAGAGATCTTAAAACAAAAGAACTAAATGAGTTTGCTGAAGAAGCGTTTGGTATAAACTTATTCGCGCATTCACCAGACAAACTGCCAGATTCAGAGGAAGAACTAGCATTGCACATGCAACTTAATTACAAGCAAGCGGTTGAGTTAGCTGAAGAGCAAGCGATTAATACTTTGTTTGAAGGCAATAGATATGAGTTAACCAAGAAAAGGTTTTACTATGATATAGCTGTTTTAGGTATAGGCGCTGTTAAATGCATGTTTGATACATCAAGAGGTGTAACCGTTGAATATGTAGACCCAGCTAACCTTGTTTACTCACACACAGAATCACCTTATTTTGACGATGTTTATTATGTTGGTGAGGTTAAAATGATACCTGTTAATGAGCTAGTTAAACAGTTTCCAAGTTTAACTCAAGAAGATCTTGAAGAAATTACATCTCAAAGTTATAACAAAATGGGTTATTACAATAGAGAGGTAAGTTCTTCAGACGAGCAAGATAAAAACCAAATTCAAGTTTTATATTTTAACTATAAAACATATGCTAATGAGGTTTACAAAGTAAAAGAAACTGCCACGGGTGCTAGTAAAGTAATAATAAAAGACGATACTTTTAATCCTGTTGAGGACGCTATTCTAGAGGCTAGGTTTGGTAAAATGTCAAGATCTATTGAGGTTTTATACGAGGGCGCTTTAGTTTTAGGTAGTGATCGATTACTTAAATGGCAACTAGCTAAAAACATGATGAGACCTAAAAGTGATTTTACTAAGGTTAAAATGAATTATAGCATGGTAGCACCAAGAATGTATAAAGGGAAAATTGAATCGTTAGTTAGCCGTATAACTGGTTTTGCTGACATGATACAATTAACACACTTAAAACTCCAACAAGTTCTTTCGCGAATGGTACCTGACGGCATATATTTAGATGCTGACGGTTTAGCTGAAATAGACTTAGGTAACGGCACAAATTATAATCCACAAGAAGCATTGAATATGTTTTTTCAAACTGGATCTATAATAGGTAGATCAATGACTTCTGATGGCGATATGAATCCAGGTAAAATGCCTATTCAAGAAATACAATCTGGAAGTGGTGGTCAGAAAATGCAATCACTAATTCAAACGTATAATTACTATCTACAAATGATTAGAGACGTAACCGGTCTTAATGAAGCTAGAGATGCTAGCACGCCTGACGCGAAGGCTTTGGTTGGTGTACAGAAGCTTGCAGCTGCTAATTCAAACGTAGCAACAAGACATATATTACAAGCTGGTTTATTTTTAACAGCTGAAATGGCAGAAGCATTATCGCTTAGAATATCTGATATTATAGAATACTCACCAACAAGAGATGCTTTTATACAAAGTATAGGAACACATAACGTTGCTACATTAGATGAAATGAAAAACTTACATCTTTATGATTTTGGTATATTTATAGACTTACAACCAGATGAAGAAGAAAGACAAATGCTTGAAAACAACATACAACAAGCTTTACAACAACAGTTAATAGAATTAACAGATGCTATTGACTTAAGAGAAATAAAGAATGTTAAGTTAGCTAATCAACTTCTTAAAGTTAGAAGAAAAGAAAAGCTGAAGCAAGATCAACAAATGCAGCAAGAAAATATGCAAGCACAAGCGCAAGCAAATGCTCAATCACAACAAGTGGCAGCCCAAGCTGAGGTTCAAAAAAGTCAAGCTTTAACACAAAGTCAAATACAGTTAGAACAAGCAAAAGCTGAGATGGCGCAACAGAAGCTACAAATGGAAGCGCAGATAAAAAAGCAACTAATGGATCACGAGTTTCAGCTTAACATGCAATTAAAGAAAATGGAGCTAGACACTGTTAGTTCTAAAGAAAAACAAAAAGAAGACAGGAAAGATGAGCGTACAAAAATACAAGCATCTCAACAGTCTGAATTAATAGATCAAAGAGCAAAGAATGCACCACCAAAAAACTTTGAATCTAAAGGTAACGACACACTTGGTGGTGGTTTCGATTTAGGATCTTTTGATCCTAGATAAGTTTAATTATTTAATTATATTATATTATGGAAAATGAACAAAATCTAAAGGCGGATTTACCGAGTACGCCTCCACCTACAGAAGCTAAAAGCGATGTGGTTACAAACGAACCGGTAAAAATTAAAAAAAGACCAAAACAATTAGTTAAAGAAACACCAGATGTTGTAAAGATAGATATGGATGCTTTTGAGAAAAAGCAAGCACCAACTACAGAAGATAACATCGTTAAGGTTGATTTAACGCAAAAACCAGAAACCGATGAAGTTAAAAAAGATAACATTAACGACGACGGAGTGGTTACAGAGCTTGAAAATGCCGACACCACACCGAAACAAGAAGAAGTACCAAAGGAAACCAAAACACAAGAAGACACACCGGTACTAGAGGAGATAACAGATGAGCAAGTTGAAGAAAAAACAGAGGAATTAACTGAAGAGGTTGAAGAAGCTGTTGCTGAAGCTCAAGCTACTGGAGATCCGCTACCGGAGAACATTCAAAAAGTGGTAGAGTTCATGAACGATACTGGTGGAAGTTTAGAAGATTATGTTAGATTAAATACTGACTATGCTTCTTTAAACGAACAACAGTTGTTAAAAGAGTACTATCAAAACACAAAACCCCATCTATCTACTGATGAAATTGATTTTTTAATGGAAGATCAGTTTTCTTACGATGAAGAGACAGATGAGGATAGAGATGTAAAAAGAAAAAAGCTGGCATTAAAAGAGCAAGTTGCGAATGCCAAAAACCACTTAGACGGGTTAAAGTCTAAATACTATGAGGAAATCAAAGCTGGAAACAGGTTAGCGCCTGAGCAAAAGAAAGCTGTAGAGTTTTTTAATAGATATAACAAAGAGCAGACTGAGGTCAAAAGGATCGAGGAACGTCAAATAAATGTATTTAATAAAGAAACCAATAAGGTTTTTAACGACAAGTTCAAAGGTTTTGAATATAACGTCGGAGAAAAAAGATACAGATATAACGTTAAAGATGCTGATAAGGTTAAGAATACCCAAGGAGACATTACTAATTTTGTCAAAAAGTTTTTGAACAAAAACAACGAAATGTCAGACGCTGCGGGTTATCACAAATCTTTATTTACAGCTATGAACCCCGATGCTGTTGCTAATCACTTTTATAATCAAGGTAAAGCTGATGCTTTAAAAGAAAGTATTGCCAAGTCTAAAAACGTCGATATGACGCCTAGACAAGGACATACTGAAGTTAAGCA